TCCTTTTCTTTATTTACTAGGCTATCACCGTCATTGATGATAACTACATTTTTATCCAATCCACCAGCTAGGCCAGTGCTTGTAAACTGCCACCAGCGTGTATGCTCCATGTTTGGATACACACCCCAATATGGCTCTTGGCGTACTTCATAATCTGGGTACGCTGCAATCCATAGGCTATTCGGATAGCGTGCAGTGATTTGATCTACATATACATTGGCTAGTGTATACGGTTTGTAACTGTAATAGATTGGTTCAAAGCCGTTTGACTTACATACATCCATGAATGCCAGTACCGCATTAGTGTTAGCTTGCTTGTCTCCACTAGCCCCGTCTTCATAATCACACACTAAATAGCGTGGGTGCGATGGCAGATTACTGATAAAGTAATTCGCTTCAGCTTGTGCTGTACCTACATCTCCACCGAAACGGGCGAAATGATAGTAACCAATACAGTTACTTGTGCTAGTTTGTTGACTAGCTACTGGACTAACCCAGCCCACACCTTCAGTAACTTTAATCACTGTGTTATTAGTGCCGGAGACTTGACAGATACCAGTCAAGTCTCCCGGTTGATAAGCTGACACATCGATAAAATAATTATCTTGTGCCATGCCATCAAACGGTAATTCAAACCATCCAACCATTTGTTGAGTTGGTGCTGACCAGTCGATATAGCTGAAATTACCAGCACTATCGAGATTTCTTGTCACCTTGCGTGTCCAACCACCATTGTAGAGAGCATCACCATTACCATCGATATTCTGCTCGACAGTGGTAACTGTCCCGTCTGGGTTTTCTGCGACTACGAAACCGATATGCCCAAATTGGTGATATGGCAAGCAGTTAGTTACCCAAACACTACCTACTGGTGGATTGTTAGCCCCGTTGAAATAGGTAACTTTCAATCCGAGACTTTCAGCACGACTTAAGCCATCAATAGCATTCAAGTAGCTGAAATCAAGGTTAAACAAGCCTTGATATTGCAAAACGTTGTC